TAATTAATTATTACTTGATTATTACTTGAATGATTGATTGATTATTTCATTGAGATTTTATATAGCATTCTATTTTGCTCAGTAGGTGCAATATTTAAATAACGTAGATTAAATGCCTTATGAATTTGATTACTTGCAAAGCCAAATTCGGCCTGCCTTGATGCACCTTTATGCGTTGCATATCCTTTGGTATTTCCAACTATTTCAAAATTACAGTTATAAATAAAATACATATAAAACCTTATTTAGTTAATACATCAAAATAGGAAAGCATCAAACAAAGCGTGATTGCCAAAAATGAAACCGATAGTAAAAATTTGATGATCATGATATTCTCTTAATAAGTGAAACCGATATAAACAATTTTTGCGCCCTTGAAATAAGAGCTTGAATTAATGTCGTCAGCTTTCCCGCATTCATAAGCTTTATTTGATTTGCAATAGTCGCCCTTGATGTAAACCGTTCTTGCCGATGCCGTGCGTTTGAAATAGTCGCCATTTTTTACGTTTTTGATCTCTATAGGGTATGCGCCATCGTTCCACACTGTTTCAACATTGTTTTTTATGTCGGAATCATTTGATGTAGTCGCCCAATCAGATGCATCCTTATAAGACATCCCCCCAAAAATTTGAGCATCAACCATCTTTACCAACCAATCAGAATTTTTAGCCATTTTCATCTCTCATTTGTCATAGGAAAAGCCCTAAGTCATTAATGTAAAGCATAAATGATGCATTCCTATAGGGAAAACCCTAAAAATTAAATTTATTTTCACTTCCCTAGGCTGATCAGTCTAAAAAATTAAGTGAGTAAGCACTAACATTTAACGAAGTGAGCGCTCACTAACATTCATTTGATGCTGGGTTGTCGTTTATTTGATGCATCAACCCGATGACATCGATTTGGCCTAAAAAAGCCATCAAATCATATCAATTTTAGGGTTTTCGGCATGGTTTTGGCCTGATCAGCGGAAAATCTACCGAAAATCATCAAAAATCACAAATCGAGACAAAAAGTTCCTATTTGGACACAGGAGAGTCTTAAAAAAAAAATTTGCTTCGCTTTTTTTACCCAGCCAGACCAGCCGGGAAACAATATTTACAAAAGTCAAATATATAAAATAAATATATTTTTTGCACTCTAGAAATATGCTATTTTAAATAGTGACTGCGCTTGTCACTACTCAAATCATTATCAGTATTTTGTCGAGTAATACGATTCTGGATATGGCACATTTAAAGGCCAATTATCATTTGCTTTAATTAACTTCACAGTTTTAAAGTGCGCTCTTTCCCACATCTCTTGGCGCTCTTCTTTACTCATGTGCGCCCCTTGATCAATCTCAGCATGACAAGTTTGGCACAGCGCAGCTACCATATTGTCATCAGCCTTAATCCCACGACCTTTACCATGTCCCCAATTGGTATGTGCTGCCTGTGTCTGACCTTCCAGCCCACAGTGTTGACACGGTAACTGAGCCACAACCTGTAGCAATTTCTTGCTCCTTATATAGTCGTGTTTTTTGAAAATAATTAGGCTCATTCTTAGGTCGACATCTATTAACTAAGGAAGCGCAACTTATAGAGTGTGCTGTTAATCAAGTTGGAAATGTTATCAACCTCATTTTGCAACTCACTGTCTTGCGGGAAGTCTGGCTGCATACGTAGATCAGCAACCTCATCTTGCAGATATGTTAGATATTCAATTGGATTAATTGCCAATTCAAATATAGGTAGATAGTTGGTCAAGACCGTATACTTTCCTTGATACGCTTCTACAAACGCATCAATCAGATCACCAGCCTCAGTATAAAAAGTTTCCAATGCTTTGTGTTCAGCATAGCTGGGAGTCTTCAAATGCAAGATGTGACCATTTGTCACGCTGTGCAAGATGCACATAACAAATTGCATGACTGAACTTTCAGTTTCAATCTTTGCTGTAAAAGTTACCATGATGATCCTTAAATAAATTATTCTATCGGCTTATTCATCTGCTTGCAATTAATACAAAGTTTGTCTTTATATTTATCGTTTTTAGAATATTGACACGACTTTTCCATAGGATTGACAATCTTAACCATTCTGGGTGTGCGAGTCTTCCCCACCAAATCCCAGCCATCTTGTACAAGAAGTTGTTCAACAAATGGTCTGCGATTAAAACAACCATTCATACTTCTTCTACCTCTGGCGCTTTGCTCTTAATGCGCTTCAATGTAATGTCAATATATTTTTCGTAATCAGATCGCTGAATGCTTTGACGTTGAAGGTCATGATATTCCAGCATACTTCTGATTGCTTTAATGCCATTGCCCGTCAATCCCATTACCCTAGACTTTTCATAGCGTTTGGCGGCGTTCAAAAGTTCTTGCTGCGCCAATGCACAATCTTCAAGTGCCTCTGGCCCAACACCATTATTTGCCATAGTCTCGCAAATGTTCATGCTGGTGGTTAAGTCAGACCACTCCTGAATACCGCCATTACCAGTCAATATTGCATCCAAACTGGACAAATCACGCAACTTCAATTGATCCAATGCTTTCTTGTCAGTGATCGCAGCGCCAGCAATTGCGTGCGCCACCGCATCAAAACCATATGTTGCGTAATGTGTTCTCTTACAGCGTTTGCGCATTTGCAGTCTCATCAATGAACTTCTTAAGTGCGGCAGCGCCACCCATCACAACATACTTTTGGTGTTGTTCCTTGGTCAGTCTGAAATTTACAGCAACATTGGCTGGGTTGTTTGAGAAAGGTCGGCCAAGCTTCTTTTTTACTACTTCAGTCATATCAATCCTTTTTTAATATCATTTGGCGATCACGAATTGCATCGATTTCAGCCCACAGTTTGATTGCATATGGATCATCCATTGCATACTCACCAACATTTAATGTCTCATGACAATCCTTGATTGCAACTTCACACATTTCAACCGTATAGCTATGAAATTTATTTTTGTACAACATAGCGCGTTCAGTAGAGTTCATAAAAGTTCCAGTTAATTATTACGGTAAAGAATTATACATCATGAAATTTAACTACTAAAAATTGAGCAGTGAGATCGCACAATTTATCAGAATAAGCATCACATTCTTTTATTACATCATCCCAAAGCAAGCCTTGACTATTGTCTGCAATGGAATCAAAACCATCATTGCCAAGCACAATCACGGCGCAATGATTTCTTAATTGATCTGGATGCTTAAAATAAATTGTCGACTCATCGACACTAAATACGGCATTCATGGCTTCAGTCTCTGTGCGGCACTTGACGCCTTCTCCACCATCCCACACCTTGGTCACAGCGTAATCATGCTTTTTGGCAGTGCGAATGAGGTGACGTACCACCTTGCGCTCAAGCGCCATACGTTGGTCAAGTTGCTTTTGTAAATGTGTTGTCATGTTTATTCCTAAGTTAATTATTACGGTAAAGAATTATAGATCAGATAAATTCATCTCCTCAATTTTGAGGCGAATAAATTTCTAGGGGTTAACCCTCATCATGGAAATGAACACCACGCTCAGTGCCGAAAGCAATTGCAATCTCAATTAACTCAGTCATTTCACCAATGGTCATCTTGCTGGTCGACTTACCAAGAACAACAAAACCGCCATCAACACCCGGCACACTGCGCTGCTGAATTTGACTGGCGGTCAATATGTGCTTCCAGTCATCTTGTGAAAGCTTTTGACCATACCAAACAACTTGCTTAGAAATATCAGCCAAGCATGACCACATTTTACGATTCTGAGCATTTGATCTTGATTCAGCCTTGATGGTCATGGTCAATTTGTGTCCAGCCATCAGCATTGATTTCGCCCAATCCCACGCTGTTTTCATTTCCACATGAGCTTGCTGCGGATTAAACAGGGTTATTTCAATTTTGTCAGTCATGACCGATCACCATCAATGCTTCCTCTGGAGTTCTGACAATGTGGACAACACCTTTCCATGCGCTGATGAATTCAACCTGATCTGGAGTGAGTTTTCCCTTTGGCCCTTTCACTTCCATTAGCCACATATCGTCACCCAATGCGCATACAAGGTCGGGAAACCCTTTACCAACCCCAGCCGTACTTTGAACCGACACACCAGCATCACGCAGTGCTTTTACGATTTCAGGCTGGTTTAAATCAATCTTTGCGGCTTTCATAAATCTCCTCTCCTTAAAGATTCTTCATATACATCAGATGATCTAAATTTTTCATCATGAGATCGAATTGACATTGCATAATGATATTTAGTTCGCTGATAAACCATAGCAACAGCACCCATAACAGTATCGGCTGGCATATCTTTACATTCATTTAAAAGATCAAATAATTTGGTTTGTAATTCCTCAAAGTTCATTGCTGACCCTTCCACCATTCACCACGCTCACCCGGCGGCACAACAAATCCAACCATGCTTTTGGCGACTTCAGCGCGTATTCCAACAAACAATCCACTGTCTTCTTCATCCATTTCACGCACTTGCTGACGGCAATATGCGTACCAACCGGGTTGCTTGGCAAGCCATGAATAGTGGGCCACCATGCGTTCAAATATTCCTGTAATCATGATTGATGTCTCCAGTCATATAAAGTGCTTTTGTAATTAATTCGTAAGAATGATCAACACCATCCCTCACCTCATCCAGAAGTTGCTTGGCTTGAAAATAATTCATATGGATGACCTCAATGCCATTTGATAGCACATGATCTGATAACTGCTCAGTCTGCCACCAGCTTTATGGTGCTTTTCAAGCCTATGCGCCCAATCCTTAAACGAGTTGTGAAACTCTTTCTTCTTTACTTTCATCTCACCAAGCTTGGCAAGTTCAGCAGCAACTCGGGCTGGGTCTGCTTTTGGCTCCGGCAACGCCAAAGTTTCTGGTGCTGGAGCTTGTCGACAGAGATTCTTGAATTGAATAATGTTTGGACAACGCTCGGGTAAATTCTCCAAAGCCCATGCAATTCGGAAAAGTGATGTTTTAAATATTTGTAATTCATGGCCCCACACGCTCTTAACGTCATTTATGGGACTATCCCCTAGGGAGTGCGTCCAAGCCGTGCCGTAGGTGGCTCCAAGCCTCTCAAATAGCCTATCTATGGCCTTAATCATTTGTTATCTCCAAGATGTTGCGTGATGGCGCATCAATGTATGTAAGTTTGCTGTCAGGGTGTGATCGGCCTGTCATTTCTTCCCAGCGTTCGCGTCCAAGTCTGGCATCACGTTCTTTGAAAGTTTCTTGTTGGGCAGATTGAATTGGTTTCACAAACCAATCAGCTTTAAAACTAATCCAGCCTCGAATAATGGTTTCGGTCAAAGCTTCTTCCAAAGTGATTTTTGCTTTGTCGGCTTCTTTTTGGATTCCTTTGATCACCAATTCACTGATGGCGGCTTTCTTGGTTTTTCTGTGTTTAACAAAATCCTGCCAAACAGATTGTGAAACGCCTTCAGGCGTATATGTCTCTTTCTTATGTTTTGTGTCTTGTGTCTTGTGTTCTGTGTCTTGTGTAGCATTGCCATCGGATTGCGTTCGCAATGCGTTCGCATCATCTATTGCATTATCTTGCAAGTCTTTGTTTTTATTGTCTTTTTTACCCCATCTAGCCTTTGCACTTGCACTGGCTTTCTCTGATTTCATACCAACTTTAAGAATTTCAGCGATCACTCGCAAAGAAATCCAACCATCTTCATTGCGCTCAAAATACTCTTGCAAAACGACCGCAATGCTTTCGCTATGCGTTCGCATACGAATTAATCGTGCAATCTCATTTGCATCTGATGGCAAAGGTTTTTCATGCAAATAACACCAATCCAGCATTCGCCTAAAAGCTAAATCTTCCATTTCGGAAAGGTGTGATGTGTGACTTTGATAGTCACCAATATTGAATTGGTAATAGAACATATAGCCCGCTTTTTTAAGCCCCTTTAAAGAAACGACAGCAGGAGAAGGGGTAACTCTTTTCAGTGCGCTCATGACTTCGCACCTAGCTGGTTTCAAATAATTATATGCTGATTAGGCTCTTGCCAAAACCTTTTCAACATACTTGAGTGACAAGCACAAAATCTCACCTGAGTCACACTTGACATCAGCGCAAGTTTCTTTTGTATCCCTTTGATGAATGAACTTCTGTATGGAAGCCATTCCGTAGTGTTTGAGCTTCAAACGAGCATTGCTGGGTATGTGCATTTTGCTATCCTTTTTTGTACAAGATCAAATTGTCTTGCGTTCAATTCTAGTGCTGAAAATGAACGTAAATTATTTTTTATTTATTTTTATAAAAGACCGTTTTTCTTGTAAAAGTCGTTTATCATTTGGCTGTGCTAAAAAACGGCACTAACAAAACAGGACAAAATATGACACCTTCTAAGCAATTTATTGAAGCCTTAAAAAGCGGCTTTATTCCTGATGCAATTGAAATGCAGACCATCTGCTACGAATTGCATATGTCAATGATCAATGCTGATATGCCTGAACTTCAATGGATTGAACCCAGCTTTGAAGATATGGGCGATACAGTCTATAAAGCCATTCAATGCGTCAAGGACAACGAATGAAAACAAATATGCTCATTCGTGTTCGCCAACACTTCAATTGCGCTGATGTCAAAACCAATCGCCACAATCAACGTGCTTGGGTTCGCTCAATTCGTTTCCTTGGTGACAAATGGCTTCTTTCCACTCAAGTAACAAAATTATGAACACACCAACATCTGATGAAATTTATGCAATGTGCATGGAATCAAGAACAGCATATGAGTTTGCAGAATGGCTTTGCGCTCAGGCTAAGATTGCATTCCCTCCAGTTAAAGAAATAGGTTTGCCAAACACCTGATAAGTTTGGTATTTAAAGTAAGGAAAAATAATGGCTTTTATCGCAACAGACACTGGTGGCAATTCCAGTTTTAAACGTGTACCTCCCGGCGTGTATATCGGTCGATGCTACAACTTGGTTGATCTTGGCACTCAGTTTACTGATGGTCAATATGGCCCAAAAAGCCAGCACAAGATTAAATTGGGCTGGGAATTGTTTGGTGAAGATGAAAATGGTCAGCCACTCACAATGGACATTAATGGCATCCAATTGCCGATGACTGTAAGCAAGACATATACCGTCAGCTTGCATGAAAAAGCAAAACTGCGTTTGGATTTGGCAGCATGGCGGGGCAAAGACTTCACAGAAGAAGAAGCTAAAGCATTTGATGTGTCAAAACTGGTTGGCGCTTATTGCATGGTTAATGTCACTCACAGTGAGACCAATGGCAAGACGTTTACCAATATTGCTGGATTGACACCAATCCCCGGAGCTTTGAAAAACTCTAAGCCAGAGCCAATTCATAAAAACGTAATGTTTGATTTAGACAACCCCGACATGAATGTGTTCAACACCTTCCATGAAAAGCTTCAAGAGGCAATTAAAAAGTCTCCTGAATGGGCAAAAGCAATGGGTACAAAACCAGTGGCTGGCTCTGGCTTTGATGATATGTCTGACGCACCATTCTGAAAGTAATTATGAAAAACGTATTGTCCTCAATGGAAGTTTATTCGTTAACCAAATGGCTTGATGAAAAACAAAATTCAATCAAGACTTTGACTCAACAACAAATTGCTGATTTAGCAACTATTGATTGCGGCTTTAAAGTTACATCAGCAAACATGGTAATGGCTGGAAAATGTTTGGGAATTTTGATTGGAAAAACTCATCATTATGTGCCTAAGTTAAAAAATCCAGATGATGCAATCAGAACATTAGCAATTGCCGTTTGTGGTTTGTACGAACGATTTGCTTTATTTACACCAGAAGAAATTAAAACTCTTTCTGGAAAATGATTTCGGGGGGAAAGCGGATGCTGG